GCTCTCCACTGCAGGGGACTTTAGGCCCCTGCACCTGTTCACCGGCTAACTAAACCGGTGAACTCCATCTCAGTTTTAGGCGAACGGCTGAGGCCCGTCCTGCACGGTCCAAATGCTGAGGATCCTCAAACGGGGTGAGCCCCGTCTTGCTCAACACTTTGAGCAGGGCATCATACCCATCGATTTTACTCGGGGGTGTGATACTGTCGACAACGTACCCTCTCACGAGGGGACGTTGTTCGTCCTTGTGCCGACCATCCACATCGTGGAGGCCATATGGCACATGCCTACCCAGAACTGGGCTATCCTCTGTAACATTAGGATAGATGGGGAGAACCTTACGGATCTCCTGGTCCAGCCACTCTGCGGTACCATGATAACCAAGCTTATAAAGCTGATTACGAAGGGAAACCACAGACACCAATTCGGAACCTTGCTTCAGTAACGTTGGAGGTCGACCTTTCTTATAAGGCCGGCCCTTACTGAGGAAATCCTCAGGAAAGGCTCTACGCACACGGGCTACCTTTACAGGCATGCCCGCGTAGAAATCTCCTCCACAAGACTCTCTGAACGAACCAGTCCAGTAAGACTTGTTGCGATTCACAAGAAGACCGAAGTCTTCGAGAACTGCAATTACTGAAGAAACATAACCTACGGGAACAATAATATCATCCCCGTAGATGCGCACTTTCCCGACAAGAGAGTTTACGTCTTGTCGGGAGAGCGGGCGGTTGAGCGCTTTCTCTATACCGAGGAACACAAGTGTACAAAACACGAGTGCCTCGATAGGGAAAGTAAGCGCTGAACCCATAGACGCGAACTTGGCCAGGCGGATTACGCCATGGTCAGGCACATCAGCTGATCGAGACCTACATGCTTGGACAGCCTCACCCAAAGTGGGGAATCGTTCAAACATCTTGATCACGAGCTGATTGGAGACACGGTCGCTAGCTTCCTTCAAATCGAGGGTAGCCAGTTGGCCGGTTGCCGAACCTTCCTGCGCGAGCAGTTGGTTCGGTTCCTGCGAGTCAAAACAGATGAACGCATTTGCATACGTTCCCTGTCTTGAGAACTCGTCCTTCATCATGCGCAGAATTCCTTGCTGTATGAACATCATATAGCTCGGCTCTTGCGCGATGATACGAACAGTCTCCTGCGTTTTAGGGACATCAGTGACCTTAACAGGTCGCTCACGCCCGGGTTCACGGAAGTCCACACGGTCGATCTCCAAATAGGCAGATCGATTTGCACGAGCATATTCGAGATACGGAAAGATTCTTTCGAGTCTTTCCGAATACTCTCGCATAGCCCACTTCGCATTCCCCTTGAGCTTGTCAGCGACAGCTCCGGGGCCGTGAGATGGATCTAGTTCTCCATCGTAGAGTCTACGATCGAGACGGGAATAGAGATCGCTCCAGAGGAGACGAACAATGTTCCCAAAATCGTCGTAATCGCTAGCGCGACGACGGCGATCACCATCGCGGACGAACCGTTCACACTCGACGTACCCCTGGTACGCGGTCTGGCGTCGTTCATCAGAACACTCCATTTCTATCTTTGCAAACGCCATTGTTACCTGGCGAATGGCTTGGATAGCCGCTGTACTAGGGTTGTCGAGCAACAACCCACTCCCAGAGTCGAAGATCTGCTTCAACAGCCCACCTAGAAATCTAGGGAGCTGACCACGCCTGCTGAAACCAGCAAACATGGCGGGAGCAATCCTTCCCTCGTCAAGAGCCTTTTGGAGGTCCTTGGCGAAGCGAGGAAGGGTTATCGTGAGAAACGATAATCCCTCAATCTCGACTCGATGCGTGACTTCTTCGAAGTCACGTTGGGTGCTTGTGTTGCCTATCCTACCTGCATCTTGCAGTAGGTGCTTCTGTAGAAGCAACATCTGGCTTTTCATACTATCCTTTCGGTATAGTATCCATAGCTCAAATGCAAACAGCGACCTTGAAGAGAATAGTTAGTTCTCTCCACCAAGGATCTTGGTCAGCAGGGCACCGGAACTCGCGGTAAGCGCCGTCATAAGCGCAGTCGCGAGGTCCTTCTGTTCGGCCAGCGTCAGCCCAAGATTGGGCACGTCGACGTTAACAAACGCCGACATCGACACAGGCCGAGAGATACCGCTTGCATAAGGATCTGCAACCACCTTGGTGAGATCCAGACGCACCGAACGGCGCGTCCGAGTCTTCCCCTTGGTGTGCTGCACCTTAAGCACGACCGTACCGTCATCCTTCTGGTAGACGGCAGAGCCTCCGTTACGTTCAACGTTCGGAAGCGAGGTCGCGGTACCTCCAATGGTAACCGACTGAGGGTCGCTGAGAGCCATGAGCATTACTCCTTACAGTTAATTAGTTAACACTTGTTAACTTGGGGTGATAGAGTACCTCCATTTGTTGGTTAGTCTCTAATGGATCCAATGGACGGAATGTCCAAGGGATGAATCCCTACTT